TTTTAAACATTGGATAGTGTCCCATTGCTACACGAAAATGAAATTGATCTTCAATTTCTTTATCTATACCATCCCATTTGTTGTGCAGTTTTGAAACGGCTTGTGGACTTATTCCAAGTACTTCGGAAATTTCTTTATACGTAGCATTATCTAATCGCATTTTTTTAATTGCTATACGTTTCATTTGTACGTATTCAGGCAACTTGGATTTATGACTTGTGAAATAATGTTTCATGGATTTTGAGATTCTAATGCTTCTAACAAATTATCTGCAAAATTTACAGCACAAATTGTCGTTTCAATTTCTGAATATTTACCATTTTGAATAATTGCTTGCATTGCTAATCCAGCAAAGTATTCACGTTTTGACAAACCGAATGTAGTATCATCGTTGTTACTATCATACATTGCAAAAGCACATTCACTACCATTATTTTGAGCTCTTTCATCTTTATCTCTTTTATCCATTTTTTTTTATTTAATTATTTAAAATTTACCAATTAGACTGAAACAAATTCCAATCGTAATTATTATCACTGCTAATATTAATCGACTTAAACACATACTTAAAGGCTTGTATAATATTGTGGATAATCTTGCGGGAAAATTTTCTTTTTTGCATCTTTTAATCGTTTTTTAATTTTACGTTCTTCTTCTATTTTTGTGATTATCCAATAAATGAAACCACCTAACACTAGTTCAATCATAATTCAAATTTTTAATTTATTCTACCTTTTGCAAATTGTTGCATAATTTCAAAACTTCCGTTAAATGATTTTATACATTTTTCAATTTGTTTTTCCGTTCCTTTTTGCCCATTATATTGGCAAATCTTTTTAGCTAAATCTTTCATGTTTTTCTTTGTTTGTTTCTACAAATATACAAACTAAATCTAATAAAACAACATTATGTTATAGAAAGTTTACTTTATTTTCAATAAAAAAGCCACTCGTTTTGTAAGTGGCTGATTTTTAAAGGTTATAAAATAGGGTAAGATATTCCGTTTGTATCTTTAAATGTAGGCTTGTTTTTCAATGTTTGCCATGTGTGACCGAATGACTTTTGAAAATGTGGATAATCTTTAAAGTTTTTCCAATCTCCACCATGCTCGTAACCTTTGCTTTTAAAGTAGTCCCAAACAATTTTATGGTATGGTGACTTTAAATCCCATTCGATAGTCTCAAAAGTTCCGTTATTGTCTTTATCTAACATGATAACGTAATCAAAAGCTAGCCCATAGTTATGTATCGATTGTCCACCTTTAGCGTTCGTAACTTTAGGTCTTTGATTGTATAGCTTGTTTTGTTCTTCTACACTTCGGTAAACGTACGCAAAACGCAATCTAACACCTTTTGGTAACTTATTATTACATTCGATATAATAATTCTTTAACTCTTCTCTGATTTTAGGATGTGCCGTAGATATACGATCAATTGTTAATTTGTCCATTATCTTCTATTGCTAAGTGAGAAATACTTTTGATTGTAGCTCCTGCCGTTAATAATACACCTCCTACCATTGGCAGTGGAGTTACTAATACACTCCCTACGATTGTAAGTGCTACACCTACTTTGCCAACTTTTACCCAAAACTTTGGGCGTGGCGCTTTAATTCTGTCTAAAATTTTCATATTTATTGATTTAAAATGTTTCCGATTTCGTTTATTTGTTGTTTAAACTCTCTGTAATTAAAGTTTTTATTAATAGTATCTTTTACAAAGTCTAATCCTACATAGGCTGTAAATCTACCATTCTTAAATACAGGTGCTACTACAATGCTTTTTATTCCTTGGTCTCTTAAAGATAATCTAGTTGCGTTTTCTCGTATGTCATTTATATCAGAATATACCATCTTGTTAAGCATCACCTCTTGAAGAAAGACTGGGAATAAGCTAGTAGGTAAATTTTGTAATTGCATAGCTTCTGATGATATACCTCTGTTACATACTTCAAATGCCATTGATTGGTGGTTTTTGTGCTTACCATCGTAGAACGTGATTCCATTATGAAACCTAAACACGTACCCCCGATCTGCTTTGTATTTCAACATCAAATCATTTAGCATTTGTTGAATAAGCACATTATTAGTGATATCGTCCTTTATCTCGTCTTTGATTTCGTCCTCAACAACCTCAGTTATCAATGGTCGGTAATAGAACAAAATAAAAGCAATTAGCAAAATAATAATTACTTGCGTTTTCATTTTGCGTAACTGTTCTAAAATGTTCTTAATCTCTTGCATTATGGTAATAATTCAGAAACAATTGGATTATAAGGAATAAGTGGCAAAGTAAACCACCAAGAAATAACACCTAATTCATTTGCACGAACTAAAGTAATTCTATTATATACTTCTTGTGAAATATAACGATTTCCATTCGCATCTGTTGGTGGAATCATTAATTGTTCACCATCATAGTTTTGTCCTTCAATTTGTTGAGCTTGTTGCTCTGTTAATTTGTATACATTCATATTTATTTATTTTATACGTTTCTACTTAATGCTACTTGGTAATTATTTACAGCTGTATATAAGTTAGACGCTTCCGTATCTGTTAATCCATCTCCAATACTTGAAAATGCAACTTCTTTGGCGGAGAAAAGATTAGCGTTTGCACCAGAATGTAAAGCACCAATATATACAGTGTCAGGTTGTAAAACTCCAGCCGATGTAATAGCCGTTGCCATTAAACTATTGTTTCTAAATAATTTATGAGTACTCGCAGAGTTTGAAGTTCTAGTACCTATATAAAATCCTAAACCTGTTGTCCCCAATGTAGTCTTGGCTTCATCTGTAGCTATTGCTTGTGAGTACATAGTACAAGATGTTAAACCATTAGTTCTTGGCAATATTAACGAAAAAAGATTTGTGCTACTTCCATCGTAAGAACCCATCTCAATACTACTGCTTGTTCTTGCTGCTGTTCTTGAATAATACGAAAGGTGTGTATTCCACTGTGTAAGTTTAGTGTTTGGAACTAAAAAAGTATTTGCAAATCCATCTGTACCACTTGGTTTAGCTCCTGTTAAACTATGTGTCCATCCGTTTACAAATTGCAATCTATATGCAGAATTATCATCTCTAGGGTCTTTTAAATTCCATTTATGTGTTGATGCTGTACCACCTACAAATGGATATATAGCTTTCATTTTATTCCAAATTCCATACGTCTTTAAATCTGATACTAAAGTAATTATTGCGTTTTGTTGAGTAGTATCTGTAATCGACGCGGCAGTGATAAATGCGAGTGCATCGGTATCTATACTAACACCACCTTTACTCATTGAATTTATTAGACTATAATACATTATGCTTGTTGATTAAGTCCCACAATATCCCATTTTGCATCTGTAGAATTGTAAATAATTCCTAGATACATAGTTTTACTTATTACAGTGGTTGTGGGTAAAGTTATTCCAATTGCTCTATAGTTAGTATCAAAAGCAATTGTTCTTGCAGTACCGTTATCTTTAATTCTAATCATTAATGCTTGACCTTCTACAAATGTGCCCGTAGGATTTGCAAGCGTAAGCCCAACCGCCTGCGCTGTAATAGTTACTAGGTCATTTGTTGAAACTGGCGTAACCGTTGCGGAACTAGCAACCGTTTGAACTCTAGGATTAACACTACCAATGTCACCAGCTATACCAACATACCAAGTGCTGAAACTTCCAGTGCCAATTACATAATCAATATTTACATTTATATTTGATGATTGTGGATTTGTAATAACTGTAGTTATTTGGCCCTCCATGTATGTAGTAGCACTGTTCCAAATTCTCAATCTTGTGCCTTGTTGCCATCCTAAATTACTTATAGGTGAACCAATAGGCAAAGTTACCGTACCTAAACCTAGTGTAAGACTTGAACCTGTATAAGATAAGTTCATTATTGACCTTAAACCTGGCGTGATATTATCTACATAAGTTTTAACCGCTTTTTGTGATGGATATTTTACATCACTATTTGCAGTAAGTGCTACATCTGTATCTTTATTAGATTGAATTTCTACACCCGTCAAAGCAGATGAAACCAAAGGTGGTACTTGCGTTGTTAAATACGCGTCTACCGCTTCAGTTGTTGGATATAGAACGCTATTAATTACCGTAAAATCATTTACTTTATTATCTAAATCTTCCGCATTTAAAGATACCAAAGTTTGGTCTCCTGTATTTACACCATCTATGTTATCTAGTTTAATTTTGTTTGAAGCACTTAATAAACCACTTGCCGTACTTGTGGCTACGTTTAAAGTTACATCCGTACCCGTTGAACTATTTATGTTTAATGATTCAGTTGTATGAGCGCTAATAGATAAATTTGTAGTAGTAGTCAATCCACCATCAATAAACGCGCGTATTTCAGTTGCTGAAACCTCATCCGCACCACCCTCATCTAATATAGTATCTCTGTTTTTTTGATGGGATAAAAGAGTAGGGAAAATTTCAATCCAATAATTTGTATCTGTTGGTAAATTTCCCATCGTTGCACTAGCATTAATGTACATAAATGTTCTACCATTATATGTAACATATTTTTCTAGTGTTTCATCGTAAATAACAGACGCGTTAAAATCAGCAATTTCACTAGAGCTTGCAAGGCTGTTTAAATCCTCGTAAATATTGATAATATTATTATCAAAATCTGAAATTGTTAAAAAATCACCCTTAGTAGTTAGAGGTGAATGCGTTGCGTTGCGTAGTATAATATTTTCGCTATTCATGAGCCTATATTTCTAATTTTAAAACCTGTTGATTTTTCTGTAACTCTTTTATATAAAGGGTAGTCGCTTGACTTTCTACGCAAATAATCCTTAATGTTATTTTCAATAAACGTCGCACCGCTTCGTGATTGTGATACAAGCCTAGCAATAGTAGTTTCGTTAACTCTTTCGCTGTATTGGTTCGTTTTATGAACTAATCCCGTTGCCGTTGATATAACGTTTGAATTCGACAAATAACGCGCGTACGTGCAATATATTAAGTATTGTTTGATTCCATCCATGTAGTATGTATCGTTACCATGTACGTAACTACCACCGTTAAATATAAAGTTATAATCCACAAGGGAAGGACTAGATACGAAATCAGCCAACAAAGCAAGGTAAAATTCATCCCCTAATAATTCTCTAAGGTCAAAATTTTGAGCTTCTTGAATATATGGAGTCAATTGCTTCGATTCATTTACATTTGAAATCGATTTAACCGCTTGTATGTTTGCTAGTGTTATTAATAGTGTCATTGTCCTAACATTTGAGTAACCTGTTCATCATTCAATCCAAATAATACCTTTAAAGTACCTTTTTTCTGTTCTACTGAAAGTGTTAAATCACTTAAAATAGAAGTCAAGGCTTGCGTACCACCCACACCCAAAGTAACAGCTAATAAAGTCACATCCGCTTTTGCGTCTATTGCCTCTTCATCACCATTTGCGATGCGAATTTCGTTTTTTGTATAGTATGAAAGATATTCGGGTGCAATTGCTTTCGAGTATTTAAGTGGCAAAATACTAAAATCTTTTGAAGGGCAAATGTCGTAATGATAGTTGCTAAATAATTCCGTTAAAATTTCCTCAATAACAAGCCTATCATCTGAAGTCACTCCGTTGTAATAATCAAACGCATCACTTATTTCTTTGGAAGTTCCTAACGACCCAGCTACACGTAATAAAAGCACTGGAGGAATCAAAAACATTTTAATTATTGAATCCCTAGAACTATTTTCTGTGTACTCGTAAAGACCATCGTAATCTTGAATTTCAATCTTTTTTAGTTCAATAGACTCCTCATTACTTTCACGCTCCAAAACCATGATGCGACCAGCACCCTCACCACCTTGAAAACCTCTTAAATTTTCGTCAAACTCTTCGGCTTCTTCATCTGATTCAGTTTTACCTGTAATTAATAAATGACTAGCCAAGAAATTATCCGTTGCTGTTGAGTGTTTGAATTTTTTAACCTGTGCTTCAGTTAACATATCTTCTAAAACTGGGTCGAAAGGACAAAGATTGTAATCGTCTAATTCACCATTCCAATAAAATACTTGACCTTTGTAATTTTCCCAACCCCCACACTCTTCTACCTCTTCAGCAACTTTTGAAGGGTCGTATTTATTTATGTAAACAATATCGGTAGGTGAAAACTTCTTTTTCTTT